AATTTTCATCTAGCGTGTTTAGAGTGTAATTTAAGTAGAAGACGGAGAACCGACGAAAAGTTTTTATTTACAAAACAGTTAAATATTGTAAAGAGAGAAATGTGAGTTATTATCGCCCTTATTTTTATTCGGTGTAATAATATTTAATAAGTATAAGTATATTATTAAATATGGAATGGAAATGGACTAAAGGGGAACCCTACGAAAGATCGCGGCGATTAAAACACGTCCAAGAGTTAGAAAATAAACAGTTCAGTAAGGACATGGAGTCATCCGCATATTCATCATCGTTACATCACGACGAAAACACGTGGGATATTTTAAATCAAAGTCAGGCTGGTTCTGGATTTAAGGTCTCAAATAAGCGGGAAGAATTAGATTCCAAGATATCTGGAAGAGATATGATCCAACAGATCGGATTTAACCCATTTTTAGGAGAAGGCACATATGTCAATGACATATCAATTCGAGATCAATTTTTAAAACCAGTCAATACAACTCAAGGCGAAACTAGAGCATCAAGCAGTGGCAAATAGATTAGATTAGGGATCTAGCACACATTGAGTATAATAGACGGTTCACAAAATAGGCAATGAACACATTAAAGAGTATCAATACGCCTCCTTGGAAAAACCGAATGTTTAAGACCTTGAAATTCTTTATGATAAAGAACAAGTCCGCAAATAGAGTAAAGATTAAAACCACAAAGAAGAATATACTTAAAATTAAAAAATAGATACACGAATCTTTAGTTAGTGGGGCGAAAAAGGGAGCGAAAATCTCAAGCATTGTATATATATATGACAGGTTTAATTTTTATTGAATAAATAGTATTTTAAATAAACGACTTAAATAAGTTTTGAACATTTTACATAATGAGCTCGGTTGCCAAATATACAACGCAAAATGAATTATTGCTAAATAATTTGATGGATTTTTATAAGGACGAAACGTATCTCCATAGGATGCTAAAGGTTATTACTGGGGAATCCAAGATTTCTCTTCGTATTGTAGATTGGTTTGCTACAAATTATGCTAAGAAATATTACACATTATATACATTTAAGGACGTAAATGATAACACGACTAGATTTAAGGTTTATTTTGATTACAAGCTAAAATTAAAGGCATATTCCAAAAAGCGATTTGATCCCTTTTGTAGATGGGACCGGATCAGTATTCCATACAAAAATGGCACTAGTATTGAGACAACCATAGGTCAGCTAAATTTTTTCAAGTGGGCGCTAGAGAATAAAGTGATCGAATACATCGAGGAAAATTATGATACGATTGAGAAGGACATGAACAGTCGTAATAGCACGTCAAAGAGAAAGGAAGGATTAAATGAGAATGCTAAAACTAGAAAGAAGAGAGAAGAGCTGTCAATCTCTGCTACAAAAAGCATCAAAAAAGAGGAAGTAGAGATTGTCGTTCAATTCCATTAGGGAAATATGATATTAAAAATTGAGTCTAATATATATAAATGACAACGCACCAAGTTTATTTTTATGGGTATGAAAAGGGTACCCATCAAAAAACTCCATATATACGTGACCAAGAACCAATAGAATATTTCTGTGATGGAAAAGAGGGTTATATTCATTTTGACGGATATTATTATGTTGAGAATCACGCACCACCTTATCTAGAGGACGATGCTCTTGGACCGTGCAGATGTAACGCGTGGCTCCCACAGAAGCTTATAATGTTTTCACGGCTTTTTGAAAAGGAGCCATTTAATGTTGAAGTTGTTGATAATGCGACCAAGAGTTATTTTAAGGAGCTCGAGAGTCTTCAGTATATTATTGAAATTTACAAGAAGGTCATTCATGAAAACACTGATGTTATTAGTGAGATTGAAGACAACAATAGAGACACGATGCGAGTGTGTTTCTTTCCAACCAATCGGCAAACGATTTACTTTCGAGTCCTTGAGATTTTATAAATTAACTATGAAAATTTATAAAATATATCTAAAATGTATGAATAATATTCAAAAACGGTTTTTATTATTTTTAGTTGGATGTATTGGTATTCGCACATTGTTTGTTATTGCTGCTAAAAACAGCCCAGTTAGATATCTAAAATATATGGGATATCTTGCGCTGTTACCAGCAATCGGTTTCGTTTATATTTTTCTCACAGGGTCTCGGCAAACGGGCGCCGAAGTGTTTGGAGGGAAGATATGGTGGAACGATTTAAGGCCAATCCACGCTGTATTCTATTTTTTGTTTGCGTATAATGCAATAATGGGAAATACCGGAGCGTGGGTATATTTATTAATTGACGTTTTATTTGGACTATCAGGGTTTATATATTTTCACTATAAAAACGGTGATTTTTCGAAAGTCCTAAAATAACAAAAAAGAAATAACAAAAAAGAAATAACAACAGAATCGCATTTAATATTTTCTATATTTGAAGTTAAATATTAAATAAATAAATTTAGTAATATCTATGGGAAATTCTCAATCAATACAAAAAATTAACTATGAAGATATTCAATATATAATTAAAAATCCAGAAGGAGTCGCGTTAATTAATGTATTGGGTGTTTCTGAACAAGATTGTTTAATACCGTCCACAATTGGAATTAATAAGGAAATCGAATTAATTAACGAGTGTATTAAAACGCATCACAAGAATATCAAAATTGTTATTTATGGGCGAAACTGTAATGATGAAAAAATGTATGAAAAATATTCACAGCTCACTTCTCTCGGCTTCTACAATATATACATATATGCGGGTGGTATATTTGAATGGCTTATGCTACAGGACATATATGGAAAATCTGAATTTCCAACAACAAAAAATGAACTAGATATTTTAAAATTTAAACCAAGAAAATTGTTGAATATTAAATTGCTCGAATATTAAATTGCTCGAATATTAAGGCAAATCTTCCGTATATTTTTGAACCGCCATGTTTGATAATTCATCAGCACGCGCATTAAATTTTCTCAAAACGTGCGCATATTGAACGTTTTTTATTTGTTTCTCCAATACTTTAGCCGTTTTATGAAGGCAAACAAGTTTATCCGCATTACATTTGTATTTTCCGGTCATTTGATTAATCACCAATTGACTATCGCCTTGGACCAGTAGATCTTGAATCTGATTATCTACCGCATATTTTAATCCGATAATTAAACCAGTATATTCTGCCTGATTATTTGTCGCATTTGTGTCAACAAAGCTATAGCCTCCCCATACCTCAATATTATTGTTATAGATGACGGCGCCGGCCCCACTTACTCCTGGATTTCCCTTGCTACAACCATCAAAGTTCAATATAAAGTTGTTTTTTTCTAGCGCGTTTGCTTGAACATTGCTTACGATACTGTGTATCATTATCTAGATATTATGCCGTTATTTAAACGGGAAGATACCGCTTCAATTTTATTTAAAACATATAAAACATATAAAATAGATATTAAATATATTTTATATAATAATATAAAGAATGATCCAATTATTGTTGTTATTGTCTTTATTTGCTAACATTATTTTCGCCGATACCGAATGCCCAACGGTGACCAGTCACGGTGATAGACGTGCTGACAAGAGTAAGTTGCGTATTGCGCAATACAACGTTGAGTGGTTATTTATTGATTATTATAGCGAAATGAACTGCCCTGGCGAAGGATGCACGTGGAAAAACGTAACGGAGGCGCAAACTCATATGGATTACGTTGCCAAAAGAGTCAAGGCTATTAATCCGGACATTATTAATTTTTGTGAGGTCGAAGGGTGTGACGAATTGAACATGTTAAAGTCTAGCTTGGATAGTTCTTATACACCCTACTTAAAAAAAGGCACTGATACAGCGACTGGTCAGAATGTCGGTATGCTGACACGTGTTGACCCGGGTGTGAGCTTGTATAGGACCGAATTACGCTATAATTATCCCATTCCAGGATCAAAGTGTGGGTACACTGGCCCCGCAAGTTCGTCTGGTGTGACTAAACATTATATAACAGAGTTTGAATTTAATGGAATGAATGTAGCCTTTATAGCGGCACACTTAATAGCCATCCCTACCGAAGCGAGTAAATGCGCACAGAGAGAAGCACAGGCGTCGGTTCTTCAAACCGTAATTTCTGGTTATATTAAAAAGGATTATGAGGTGATTATGCTTGGTGATCTAAATGATTATGATGCGGAAATATTAGATATAAATAGTGATAAGCCCACGTCATATGTGTTAGATATTTTAAAGGGTTCGCGTGGCGATTTTGCGGGCACATATCAACTTTACAGTATTGCGGAAACAATTGTTCAAAGTCAGCGCTATACTGAGTGGTGGGATTCTGATAGCAACTGTAATACAATTTCTCAAAAAGACTACTCGATGATTGATCATATTTTGGTAACGGACGCAATAAGAAAAAATATTGTCGATGCGTTTATTTATCACGACTACGCCGAATATTGCGGTAAAATGGATTCAGACCATTATCCAGTTGTGATCGATTTAAGTGTATAATATTATATAATCGCTGTTTTCCTTTTTCTTCTGAGATAAATAATATAAATAAAAATATATTATTTATTCTTTTGTTTTTATTCTTTTTTGTTTATTATTATGCTTTAATGAAAGCGTCTATGTCGCTAATCCAGTTGTCCAAGTGTTGTTTGTCTTCATAAATATCAACGTTACCGTTCAAAATTAACTGATCGCCGCAAACACACTCACTAGATGCGGTATCTAACATATTATCATGATATCTAGAGCAATTTTGTAAATATTCTAATGGGATATTCGCCTCTCCATCTCGTGATCGCTTTGCGATTCTTCTATGACATTGCTCAGGATCGGTCTTAACATATACGACCTTATGGACTGGAAACTCGTCCAGAAATGTATCAAACCAATTTAAATATATGCGATAGTTAATCGGCTCAATTTTTTTATCATCGTAAAGCATCTTTGCGAATACTAATTTATCAGTAAATAGACTACGCTCGGTTATGAGAATAACCTTTTTGGCAGGCCCTCGCGAATTCAGGCGAGCTGTAAATATGTCGCGAAGTGCGCAACGAAGAACCTTCAATCTAGAAACATATGCCATCATTTGAAACGAAAACGAGTATTTTTCTTGGTCAGCATAAAATTTCTCTAAAATTGTTACTCCATTTTCATCGGTAATTTTCTCCCACTCATCAACCGGTTCGTTTAAGAATACAATGTCAGCATCCTCCTTATAGATTTCACGTAGATTTGCGAGCAAGGTCGACTTGCCCGACCCAATGTTGCCCTCAATAGAAACGATAGTATAGGCGCTAGATTGCATTCTCTGTATAACGATATATAGTTTATTTGTTTAATATTTATTTTGTTTCATTTTTATTTTCATTTAAAAAAAAATTGAATTTAAAAACGAGCCTACTACATTCATTACCTTAAACGAACACTTACCAGAAATGGATCTCAAGCAAAGAAAACTAAACAAGTCCGAGTGGACCTCAATTGAGGTGCCCGTTTCAACATCTGAAATAGCTATTTTAAATTTAATTATGGAAGGATACGCTGATGTTAATTATAAGATTAATAACGCGACCTCTATACTTGCGTATTTAAAGTTGGAAGCTTCCGATAAGATGGAAGATTATCTATATGCTAAATATTTGCGCGCCAGTGGTGATAAAATTGAGGAAGGGTTGGCCCATGCTGACGCCACATATAAAAAAATGAAGATATCCGGGGATATAAAAATAAATTCGGGTCAAAAACTTCGATTAGATAGATATGATGAACCTACAATCCGAAAGCACGATCTGTATGAATTTACACTGTTAACTCATATGGAAAATATCATACATAATAGGAAGATTGGGAACAAGAAGCTTTTCCATTTCTACTATTTTACAGTATATAAACTTAATAGAAACAGTGTTGCCAAGGTAAATGTTCTTGTGAAAGAACTAGTAAATCGAGTTTTAAAAATATTTGAGAATGATATAAATTTGTCAGTCATTATCGAGAATGCGGTTGACTTTGTTGAGAAAAATGATAGCTTGTTGAAATATGGCGATTTGGTGTTATATGAGCATCAGAAAGATATATTTACGGCATGTAAGCAGCCCAATCCCAAGTTGATATTATATATGGCTCCTACTGGAACAGGAAAAACACTTACGCCAATTGCCCTGTCTCAGCAAAAAAAAATAATATTTGTTTGCGCGGCAAGACACGTTGGACTGGCGTTGGCTAGAGCGGCGATTTCCGTTAAGAAAAAGATTGCGTTTGCGTTCGGATGCGCGAGTGCGGACGATATTCGTTTACATTATTTCGCAGCAAAGGAATACACTATAAATAGGAGAACAGGTGGAATCGGAAAGGTGGATAATAGCGTTGGCACCGAGGTTGAAATTATGATTTGCGACATCAAGTCGTATTTGCCGGCAATGTATTATATGCTTGCTTTCTTCGAGGCGCAGGATATCATCATGTATTGGGATGAGCCCACGATTACATTGGACTATTCTGAACACGAATTCCATTCCACCATCCGAAAAATTTGGAAGAAGAATTGTATTCCTAATGTCGTATTGTCGTCTGCTACATTGCCGAAGCAAAATGAGCTTTGTGAAACAATCCCCGACTTCTTGAATAAGTTTCAAGGCGCCGAAATTTGTAACATTGTTAGCCACGATTGTAAAAAGTCGATTCCCATTATTAATAAGGACGGTCTTGTGGTGCTACCACACTATTTATATGAGGATTACAATAAAACGTTAGCCGTTGCCAAACACTGTAACGATTATTTGACGCTTTTAAGGTATTTTGACTTGGCCGGAGTAGTCGAATTCATTACCTATGTAAACAATAATGGCTTTGGGGGAGGAAAAACGCGTCTAGAAAGACATTTTGATACATTAGATGATGTAAATATGAAAAATATTAAAACCTATTATATTCAGCTACTTCAAAATGTAATGCCTGACAAATGGACAAATATATATTCGCACTTACTCGCTGCCAGACGTCCGCGAATATTAGAAAACGCGAGTGTGGATTCTAAAGGCTCGAAACTGCTGACCAAGAGTAATAGTTTTGGACCAACTCATAGTTCTACCGGATTGGCAGGAACACCGATTACTCGATTAGTTAGTGAACCGGTAGTATTCAAGAGCGATCTGTTGGCTAAAACTAAACCGGTGAGCCCGCCCCCCGCCGGAACATCAGGAGTTTATGTTACTACAAAGGATGCGCATACTCTAACAGACGGACCAACAATCTTTATATCAAACGACATTGAAAAAATTGCGAAATTTTGTATACAACAGGCGAATATTCCTGCTTCAGTGATGGACGATATAATGAAGAAAATCGAATACAATAATGTTATTAATAAGCGACTACACGAGCTCGAATCAGAAACGGAAGTTATTCGAGAGGCTGCTGATAAACAGGTAAAAAATGCGGTGTCAGGGTTTCACGGAAGCCAAAAGGTCGCAGGTAGAAATAAGTCGAGTAAGGATCCTAAGAAGCTAAGTAAGGATGTTCCTCCTGAATTTGAAAATAAGGCGGGGCTTTCTAAATTGACCGACCAAATCAACACGTTTAGAAATATGATCAAGTCAGCAACATTAAATGATGCGTTTGTTCCTAACCGAAGAATGCATCTAGACCGGTGGGCGGAAGGTATTGATACAAGTGGCGCTTTTACTAGCAATATAGACGAACACGTCGTATCTGATATAATGGCACTGAATGGAGTTGAAAATACGTGGAAGGTCTTATTAATGATGGGTATTGGCGTGTTTATTAATCACGAAAATATAACTTACACGGAAATTATGAAACGACTCGCAGACGAACAAAAATTATATATGATTATTGCTTCAAGCGACTATATTTACGGAACCAATTATCAGTTCTGTCACGGCTTTCTCAGCAAGGATTTAAATCTTACTCAAGAGAAGCTTATTCAGGCTATGGGAAGAATTGGAAGAAATAATATCCAGCAAACTTATACGGTGAGATTCCGCGACGATGAACAGATTATGAAGCTATTTACATCTGAGACGGATAAACCAGAAATTATAAATATGAATCGATTATTTAATACTCGTAAGGTTGTATGGCAAAATGATATGTATGTTGAAATTGCTGATGATTTGGAGGACGACGCGGGACTAGATCCTGAAACATCGGATACTCAATCAGAAGAATAAATACGAATAAAATAAAAATAAAAAGAAAAAAGTAAAATAAAAATAAGAAAAATAATAAAAATAAAAATACAGTTATGTAAATTTGTATTAAGTTTGTATATTTTTTTATTATTTTTATTTTATTTTTAAGCGAGACCTACCCACGAGTTGGCATCTGCTGTGGTTGAAACCCTTCTAATATAAAAGGCTGTGTTTTTTACACGGGTTCCATATTTCTCTCTTAATTTACAATCAGAAGGCTCTAAAGCAGGAGCCCGTTCCGAAATGTTTCCAACTATGTTAGACTGTCCGGCTTCCACAACTTCCATATCTTCATCGTTTCTCAATTGAAAATCAATTCGCGCCTGTAATTTTACTTCCTCAATAAATGTATTTATAGAAATCTCGGGATCAAATCTATAATATTTGAAGTTAACCGTATAAACCTCCTTAAAATAAAACTCGTAATAATTCAGATCGTTTGACATTGTATTTGTATTGTAGTATGATTTAAGTTATTTAAATTAAAATGCTTTCAATTTTAAATTAAATATAATAATAATCGAGTAATAGGTTTGCATTTACAGTTTACACACACTTTACTTTACATCCAATACGGCTAAAAAAGAAGTTGTTGTATAAAATGTTATTGTCAAGCGCCTTTGTCAAAGTTTTATCGCTCATTTTTAATTGTTTGATACAATCATATTTACAAATGAATTCCTTTACAAGCTGATTTTCATTAGTGTATTGCCCAATTCCATCCTTATATAAAACAGGTTCTCCATATTTTTCTTCAAAATTATCAATTAATTCTTGGCTGCAGTTGTTGTATAAAAAATAATAATGCCCATTTGTTACAGATGCGTTTTTTACAGGAGTGTCTAATGCGGAAGATGATGCGTATCCGTTATGAATTGCTGCCGTTTTTCTGTCTAAATAAACATTCAGAATTTTGTTTTTTTCTGTATTCAATTTTGCTATATATCCTAGATTTTGAATCTTGGTTTGTTTTGTTGGAAGAATGTTGTGGATTATGTTCGGGTCCAAACTTCTATCTACGAAAGCCCATCTATATTCCATGTAAATTGTGTTTTCTTTAACCGCTTTATCAATGCTTGGTCTTTTTACCTTGAAATTATATTCTTTCAAGCATTCTGCGATTGATTCATATACTTTAATAATAGTCATTGTTTCAGGGTTGATTTTTTGAAGACGTGGTCCCAATGTTACTAATGGTTCATTAAAGCCTGTGGCGGTTTTTGTTTGAGTTGAGTTTAATTTCTCCATCATTTCTTGGTTTGTTTTTTCTAAATTATTTATTTGACACGATAATTGTTTTACACTTTGAACTAGTTCTTGAATTAATAGGTTGTCATTATTTGTAGTTTTCATTTCAAGCAAAAGTTTTAATTGTTCAATTTCAAGCTCTAGTTTATTTGTATCATTGTTATTAAAATATTTTAGATTATTGTTAATAACATTTAATAGTGTTTTATATGATAAACGTTTACCAATTAAAAAAAGCTCCCTTTCATCGTCATGTCCCGGCAAATCATTTACTTGATTTATTCTTACATATTCGTGTTTGTGTATAAAAGTTTCAAAGTCCTTGCTTTTGTTAACGGCAAAACAATCTAATAATAATACGTTTCCGTGTTTTAACTTGCAATCATTATATCTTTCTTGAATGCCGATTCTACTTTCACCAATTTTTACAACATAAGTTCCATCAGGATGTGTCTTAACTTTTATAATATATACCATACCACAGATGGTTTTAAATTCTCTAAGCAAAATTTGTTCACGTTCCCTTTGAACTTTTGTATCTAATTCGGTTTTATGCGTTTCTTCAATTTGAATGATTACATTTTTTGCGTCTTCTAATTGAAGTTTTAGTTCATTGCTTTCTTCTATTAAAATTTCTTGCAAAACATTTTCTAATTTAATATAATACTCGTGAATTTCATCTGCTTTTTTTGTTCCTGCTTTCAAACAAAATTTTTTGAAGGTTTCAATATTCAACATAATTATTTCTTTGTTGTGACCACCTTTGGTTTTATTCTTTGCTCCTGAAGGTTCAGGAGCAATGATTTTATAATCTTTATTAATAGTAAAATTTTTTTCTAGCGCGCATTTTGCGTTATATTTTTGATTAAACCCTAACCAACTCCAGACGTTATCAAGGTCAATTACAAAATCAGTCTTGTTATCGTGCTTCAAATAACAATAAAAACTGGCTAAAAACATTTGTTGTTCATAATTATTAAATTTATTTTGCACCTTCTCCACTAATTTTGACTGATAATTGCCATTTAATTTGGTAATTGGGTTGCTTTCAATGAGATTTACAATGTCTACGCTCATTCTATATATTATTTACTGATATATTTTTACATTGGTTTTTGCTTTAATAATTAATAAGTTATAAACTAATTATTAAAATTTGTAAAAAATAATGAGACGATAAATCGTAACAAAAATTTTTTAATTGGAGTAGGCAAGGCCGCCCATACCGCTCATAATGCGGAGAACGTTATAGTTGGTGGCATACACACGCACCTTGGCAGTCTTGGTACCCTCAACGGTGGCGTTGGAGAGCACAAGCTGAAGGGTGGCGTTATCAATGCGGGAGAAGTTGCACGTGCCGCTGGGTTGGTGCTCCTCAGGGCGAAGGGCAAATGAGTACACGTTGATACCCTCATCAGGGTTACGGGTGTGCGCCTGGTAAGGCTGGACCCAAGAGAAGTAAGAACCTTCACGCTCAGAGAAGCGATCCTGGCCGTTAAGTTGGAGCTTAGCGGTGACGACGGGGTTCTGGCCCCAGCAGTGCATGTCCAAGGAGGTCTCAGCGAGCACGAATGTTCCGGCATCAGACACACCGGAGTTATCCATGTGAGATCCACCGTTCTGGAGAAGGGCAGCAATGTCGGCAGGGGTTCCAGTAGGAATAGGAACAGAAGGTCCGCCAAAGTTCACCTCGTTGTAGGGGTTGGAAGGTCCGTGCCAGTATCCAGTGAAAGCAGGATCGGTAGACTGGGGCATGTAGTCAAGAGCACCGGCATCCTGGAAGAGACCACGAGCATCAATGTAGGCACGGGAATCAGCAGCAAGGGCAGCAGGTCCACCGAAAGCGTGGACGGCATTGGGGAGGGCATCAATGGCATCAGTGTAGTTGAAGGGTTGGGCACCAAGCACCTTGAACAAGAGGGCATCGCAAGTCAAAGACGAGCAGTAGTCGACGTTCTGATCGGGTTGGACAACCCAAATGAGCTCCTTAACGGGGTGGTTGAAGTTGAGCTTGATCTTGTTGGAAGATGAACCAACAGACTCGTCGCCGGTGAACTGGAGCTGAGTAATCAAGTACTCGTGGGGGTTCTGGGCCATTCTTCGGCGCTCATCGGTATCCAAGAACACATAGTCAACATACAAAGAGGCAGCGACCAAAGACTGGTTGTAGGCGATGGTGGCGGGGACGGGGCGGCCAACGGACATTTGGCCGGCCTGGTGGCCGTAGGGGTTGGTGTTGCAGTTCAAGGTGGTAACAGCCCACAAGCACTCATCAATAGGGCGGATATCAAGGTTGATCTTGACCTCGTGGTATTGAAGAGCAATCAAGGGAAGAGCCAAACCGGGGTTTGTGCAAAACCAGAATTGAAGGGGAACATACAAGGTGGTCTCAGGGAGTGCGTTACGGGGAGCGCACACTTGACGGGGGGCCAAGGAGTCACAAGGGGACTCAACATCAGAGAAAGAGGGATCAGTGATGAAGGTAAGCTGGGTGGTGTTACCGATCATCTTGAAGTATCCGCGTTGTTGCTCGGAAGTCATTGTGAGCTGGTTCCAGATGTGCATCCAGTCACCATACTGGCGGTCGATGCGCTGACCACCAATCTCCACCTCAACCTGGGCGATGAGCTGTTCACCGGGGTAATCTAACCAACGGGCATAAACACCCTGGTTTGAGCCGGCACTGTAGTTTCCGAGACCCATAAGTTGGTTGATCTCAGGAAGAGTCACCTGTAAGTAGGTGCGGTAGGCAAGATCACCGTTACGGGAGATCACACATTGGACTCTGCGTCCAAAATCGGCCTGACCATTGAATGTTTGTTCAATAGATTCAATAGCGAAGTTAGTATATCTGCGATAAGTAACTTTCCAGAAAGTAATTTGAGGGTTACCAGTAAGGTAAACATCTTGGGCGCCATAAGCGACGAGTTGCATTAATCCACCTCCCATTTTATATAGTTGCTAAAGAAAAAAAAATTTTGGAATTTAATTTAATTAAATTTAATTAAATTAATTTAATTTATACAAAAAAAATAATTTGACTAGGATATTATTTTATTGAAATCTAAACTGCTCTTCATAAATTTCAACAAATATGCGTCCTCTAGAACCTCTTTCTTATTTTCGTGGTTTTTTGTGAAAACATAAGAACTATTCCTTTTCTTGACAGACCAACCTTGCTCTATAGAGTTAAAAAGCAGAATCATTTTTTGAAATTTTATCACATCCACTTTTACATTTTCATTCTCTAAATCTCTTAAAGATTCTAAATTAAGCTTCATATCCATTTTTAATTAATTAAAAGAAAACTAAAATATATTTTTAACTAGTCTGTTAGATGCGCTACTATTATTCAAAATACAAATAAATAATTGACTGATATTCGTGCTACAATTATAGCAAATAGAATAGTCTTCTACACTATTAATTAATCGTTAAATGCCACATTTTTGCATTTATACTAAATATATTTAAGGGGAAATATTAATTAAATACTTATGATTAAATTAAGCAAACGGGGATATGCCAAATTTCAAGCCAAAATCTAACAAAACTATAAAATATAATAAGAAAACGGCAGTTACTCTTGACAATAAACACAAGGAGTTTTTAAATGATTTCATGAAGGATGATTACAATACCATCCCTGAATTAAAGTTGGAAAGGCGAGAAATACAAAATAAAATAGATAGCGGCGAGGTTTCTCTCGAGGTGCGTCTTGACTTGGAAGATCAGGTCAAGGCACTAACTGAAAGACTCAAGGGTCTCAAAACAAAGAAAAAAGAGTATTTTCTTGATAATTCCAAATATATTTTTGAGTATTTTGAAAATAAAAAGGATATATCCGTCGGGAACAAGGCTGTTGCGTCGACGAATAAATCTAAAATAGTAAACTCATTTTTTAAAATTAGAGAGGAGCCTATTATAGATAATACAGAACATATTGAAAATAGCAATATTGTCCAAAAATATTTAAGCAATATTGACGATATGTTTATTGACGTTAATTCGTTTGTTTATCAAACAGATATATGCAAGATTTGTCATGTAGGCGAATTAATACCATTAGAAGATGAAGGCATTCTAGTATGTAACACATGTTCTAGAAGTATTCCGTATTTAATTGAGAATGAAAAACCGTCATACAAGGAGCCGCCCAAGGAGGTCTGTTTTTATGCCTACAAAAGAATTAATCATTTCAAAGAAATTCTCTCCCAGTTTCAAGGCAAGGAGACTACACAGATTCCACCAGAAGTTGTTGAGGACATTAAGGTTCAGATTAAGAAGGAGAGAATTGACATATCACAGATTACCAACGCAAAAACCAAGGAAGTTCTTAAAAAGCTGGGATATAATAAATACTATGAGCATATACCGTTTATTAAGGACAAGCTTGGAATCAAACCACCTGTAATGTCTCCGGAACTAGAAGAAACCTTGTGTAATCTTTTTTCTGAGCTACAGGCGCCATATTCGAAATATTGTCCGGATGACAGAGTCAACTTTTTAAATTATTATTATACTGCGTATAAGCTTTGTGAATTGTTAGGTGAGGAGAAATATTTACCGTTATTCCCGCTATTGAAAGACAAGGAAAAACGAATAGAGCAGGACGCAATTTGGAAACAAATATGTAAAGAACTTGACTGGGAATTTATTCACACAGTCTAAATAAAATGACAACTTAAAAGAGGTGTTGGTTTATAAAATCAAATCAAAATAATATAAAACAACATTGTTATATTATTTTAAAATTTAGTAAAATAAATACTATTTATATATAAATGGGAAGATTTAAGAATTTCTATACAACTTGTAATCGTGCCGGAGCAAGGGCTTTTAACTTTGACAATCGCAATGTACGAATTATAGGTCAGAGACAACCACAATCACAATCACAACAACTTACATTGACAACAACTCCAACGCCTATAACTGGATTGGTGCTATGCCAAGACTGCGTTGATACTACTCAAATAGATTTACATCATAGTAACGCATTTGTATTATCCTGCATGGATTTTAGATTAAGAGACAATATAACTTGTAACCTTACACATATGGGTTATAAAAATAATTACGATGAGTTTATTTTAGCAGGCTCTAGCTTGGGTTACAATGGTTTACTCGATTATAACTGGCAATCATGCGCAGATGCCCACATCGAACTTTCTCATAAATTACACGAAATAGACGAAATAATACTTATAGATCACATGAGTTGTGGTGCTTATAAGGCAAAATATGGCAATATAACTCACATCGAAGAATATCAATATCACATCGTTAATTTAAACAGTGCTGCTAAAACAATACAAGAAAAATATCCTTCATTTACTATAAAAAAATTTATTATTTCGATTGATGGCGGATTAATGATAGATATAGATAGTTATAAAGGCATTTTTCCGTTTTAGAGTTTTAATTCTCTGGTCTATACGGAAACAATTTTAGTAAATTGGTGTTATAAACTGAGAAATTGGGATCAGAACTATTGGCTCCCACACCATTTCCGAAACACCTACCGCCTCTTTGCTTACGCGTCTGTCGTCGAGACTTTTTCCCACGTCGGCTCTTTATTATTCGCCGTTTAGACTTCTTCCTCATTTGTTTCGTCATAATATATTAACAATAGATTAAATATATTATAAGCTTAGGTTGTTGGTACAATCTTAGACTATTGTTGTAATCTTAGTTTGGCTTAAAATCCACCAGGGAATTTGACCAAGTTAGCGCCGATACCGAAACCAGCACCAGAGCGGGCAGTAGCACCCATACTGGGGACGTAGGTGTCAAGAATGCTGAATGTGGCAGCAGCAGTCAAGGCAATCAACACGATTTCCTCAATATTCAAGGAACGTTTAGGAATAGCATAGGCAGCAATTGCCACCATTAAACCTTCAACAAGGTACTTAATGATTCTCTTAACTAGTTCAGCGATGTTAATCAATCCGTTCATTATACTAAATCAAAAGAAAAAAATATATATATTGCGATAAAAAACTTAAAATTAAATACTCTAAATAACTAAATGGATCGATCCAAAGGTAAAGGTGTTGAAAGAAAGCAACTAAACGGCAAGCCCAATCCCAAATATGTTGATTTGTTGGAGGAGGATAAACCAATTGCTGGACAGAAATTCGCGTGTATTTCATTTTGTTCTCCCGAAAAAATTCTCAAGGAAAAGCAGGTGTTCTTGTTCGAAGAATTCCTAAAGGGCTGGGATTTCAGTAAATCAATGGAGAAGTTTGTTCAGTTTCTAAACTTTATCTCTTTTAAATACAACGTTTCGTTCGATGATGTTTCTAACGATTTTAAGGAGTTTGTAAAGGAGGAGCGCGAAACACTTGTTAAATCCAAAATGGACGACGAGTACAAGACATTTATTGATAAGAACGAAGACGATCTACAAAAGAAATTTGATATCGCTCACAACTTTCAAACAAATACTCGCGGTTTAAAAATTCGTGGCTCTTATCCTTCACAAGAAGAGGCCGAGTTACGCTGTAAGTTGTTACGTGAAGCAGACCCGAATCACGACGTATATGTTGGTCCGGTTGGTATGTGGATGCCGTGGGACCCCGAAGCGTATAAGACTGGTCGTGTTGAATACATGGAGGATGAGCTAAATCAATTGATGAGTGAGAAGAACAAGAATGAGGCAAACGCCAAGAACACCTTTGAGCAGCGCGTGAAGGAAACGAAACAAAAGGCAATCGACGAAAATATCAAGGCTGCTGAGAAATCCGGAAATACACTAACACAGACCATCGATGCGCAGGGCAATTTGGTTGGCGTAAATAGCGCGAATACACAAGAATCCGCACTCAGAGAACAAGACAACATATCTACTGCCGATATTTGTATGGAGTTGTTTGAGGGTGAAAATATTGTTTCTGGTAAAACGGATAATGGTGCGAGTCAGCTAGTAAGCGGTCCATTTGCTCAAAAAAACACCCTTGAGCGGGTTGATTAATGAAGAAACAAATGAAAAAAATAAATAGAAACATTTTACAAATAATATAAAAAATGAAAATTTGTTATATTACATAAAATATCAAGTGACAATTAATTTTGGTTTATTTTATTTTTCAAAATCCGCCTTATTTGGAAAATATTTTTTAAAAAATGTTAACATCTGAGACGCAATAACCTTTCTTTTTACTGGATCTGGTTCAACGTCGTTTATACAAAAAAATTTGGGCCGTCTAGTAATAATGTCATCTAGTTTTTCTGAAAAGTTGCCAATTGCGGACGACACGTAAACCGCCGATGCATTTTCATTATCGACAAGCTTTGCCTTTTTATGCAAATACATAAATTCTGCTATCGGATAGTGAATTTGCTGACAAGGTGATAGCAAGTTATTCTTTTCGCAAATATCATACCCCTTGTCCTTTCTTTTTTTTGTCATGCGTATCCAATCTACATAATCAGAATACGTGTTGTTAAAGTCCAATACTAAATTTTTAATTAGTGAAATAGGAATGTGTTTGTACAACTTGTCCGCACTTTTTGGTACATCAAAGAGCAATTTATTTTCACCAACGCCCCTAACTATATTTCTTGTATGTATAGAATAATCATCTATTAATGCTTTGCCATCACTTGTAAAGAAATCTGTGTATTTTACTTTTCGACCTAAAAATATGTCGTCATTAAAATATATATAATGATTCGATAAACCCTTAATGTTTGCGATGGTAGTTTCTATTGCGTTTGAATTCGTATTTGGCAAATATTTTTCAGATGGAAATGTTTCAAAATGCTCAACTATTATTATTTTACTGTTGTCCTTTATCCAGCTAGGCTGTTTAGCATTATTCATTAAAATAAATATTTTATTCACCCACGGAGCGAAAAAATGAACAGAACGCAAGCTATATTGTAGTTCGTGATTATATCCCAATCTTCTATCATTTGACGCGTTTTCGCCCTTCCATGTGTAAACTACATCGATTGGAAATGGAGTCGCGCGCGACATTGTAGTCCGTTTAATAGTTTTGTTGCGAGCTTTTTTATTACTTTTACTTTTATTTATGATACCTACCATATGATATATTATACGATAATATATTATACACTAAATTTGAATATACAGAATCTTTCTACCATTTGCTCGCTTTTTTCACGCTAAGAATCAGTTGAAATGTAAAAAGGTCTAAAATATATCTAATAATAAAAACTATTCTGTAGCATAGTAATAATCATTTATTATAGTTTTATTTTTTACACATCTGCTCATTTTAGCAGATGATATTTTTTCTAATTCGGCAGCCTTTGCTATTGTATCCCATGTTGCAAGTAAAATATTTGATTTTACTTCTCTCTTATATACCTTTTTACCAGTTGATGAAATAAGCTTTGGTTTATAATCATTTTGTTTTATAGACAAACCATAATATCCTTCATTATTTCCTTCACACGTCCATACTGTTGCTTTAAGAGCGTAAGGCGAATTATTTAAATATTCTTTAATTTCTTTCATATCATTCTCAGACACTTCTTTGTCGACAGAAACTTTCCATTTTTGATATTCCCTCAATAAAACTGAATTTAAAACCTTTTTACAATCGGAAAATTGACATACTTGAAATATAAATGTTTCGACTAATGAATTTTCCTTAGACTTTTTATATTCAACCTGTTTTAATTTAATGCCTAAATATCCGTGATTGCCTTCAATACGTTTGGGTTTAAATCTTGTATCCAAATAATTCTTTAATGCGTGAAATACTTCTTTAGTAGGTTTAACATGGCTCCATAAGCGGTACCGCCCTTCCAGATTGACAGATAATTCTTCAACGTCGGTTCTAACAATACATATTTCATTAACAAAATCATTAAACCTTTTATTCATATCGTCTTCGGGTAATAATACATTTTGATAAACAGATTGTGTTTCAATTTTAACAGTCTCAATAACCTTTTGTTGGTTTTCTATTTTTTCGCTCAATCTATTTATTTCAATATTTTTCTCTATAATCATTATTTCTTGGGACTTATTTTTTTCTTCTAATTCTCTGTTTTCATTTTCCAATTCTTCATTTTGTTTCATTAATCTATTAAAATTATCTATACTATATGTTTTAGAATGAATAATATCCTTAATATGCTTAGATAACTTTTCTATCGTAAAATTTGTAGCATCATAAGCAATAATCTCTGTTTTGTTTTTCCCATTTATTTCAAGTGAACGAATTTGTCTTTTAATTTTAGGATACGTTTTTATTAGATTTTCAATTTCCACTTTATTTTGAACTCTAAATGCCTCTGCTAAAATAAAATTATTATATTTTTTACGATGATCTAATATTCTTGTTGCCAGGTCATTTGTGTGACCAAACTTTATTAGTTTCTCATTATCTTCATTTGTGTTGTCAATTGTTCCAAAATATATACATTCAGTATTTAATGGGAACTGAATAATTGTAGCTTGTTCTACTGCTTTTTGTTTTTCTTTTTTGGAACTTTGTAATAATTGATTTTTTTCTTGTTCAGAACTTTGTTTTATTTCCAAAATAGTATTTTCTTTTTGCTCCAATTGAAGTCTTAATTCATCGGTTTCTTCTTCCACTATTTGATGTAAAACATCTTCCATTTTCATATAATATTCGTGGATTTCGGATGCTTTTTTTGTTTGAGCCTTCAAACATAATGACTTGAAACATTTAATTGTTACTAATATTTTTTTTATATTTTGCCCCCCATTTTGTTTGACAAAAGGTTCTTGTTCAGAAACCGCTGTTCCAAATTGATAAGCGGTTTTGTAATCTATATTAAGTTTGAAATGTTTTTCTAACACTCTTTCTGAATTTTGTTTAGTAGAAAAACCTAACCATCTCCATATATCATCTAAATCAACTACAAAATCAATATTTGTATTATAATTTAAGTAGCAATAAAAACTACTTACGAATAATTGTTGTTCAAAATCAGTAAAATTATCCTTAATTTTATTTAGTAATTTGTTATTATAAGCCTTTGACAGCTTAGAGATTGGATTTTTCTCTATGAGTTCTACAATATTTAGTTCTTGCATCTTATTATACTATTTATTATAAGATACTCTTTAAGTCATTGAAAACTGCTTTTTAATTTTAAAAGCAGTTTTCATAAAAGCGAAATCTTGCTTTCTACCATTTACTCGCCTTCTTCACGCTAATTTTTGGGCCTGCGCCTCGTTTTTTCACCGCATTTGGGTCATATTGTTCCTCCTCTTCGTCGTCCTTAAGGTTCTTGGACAAATCCCAAAATTCTTTCGACCCTAATCTAAAGTCGCCGTGGTTATCTGCCTTGTACCAAAATACCTGGTCGTGTAATTTATTTGATTTTGAGTTGTTATTAATAACCAAACACTCGTAATTTTCGGTACATTGATCCATCACCTGACAAAAGCTCTCAAATGTTGGGAACATTCCCGCGTAATTTTCATATATGCGTTTTCTGTTTGCGATATAATTCTCTCTAAGAATGAAAACATAATCAATATTTGTTCTCAGTGTGGGCGGAATGCCTAGAGGATATTGCATAGTTATCACCAACATCACCTTCCAATGTCTTCCGTTCATAAAGAGTAAACGCATTAGTTTATCTCGTGACCACGTATTGTCATAGAGACAATCATCCAAAATAACAAATGCTCTCGGATCAATATTACTGCGTTTATAAGTCTCCATTTCCTTTTTAATTTGTTTAAGAACTGTTCGCTGTCGTTTTAGAATATTTTCAATAATAGCCGAATTATACTCATTGTGAACAAATAACTTGGGTACCATTTTTGCGTAAAATCCGTTACCCTCTTCTGTTCCCGAAATTACCGTTCCAATTGGAATATCTTGCTGATAATATAATAAATCTCTAACCAAGAAGGATTTGCCTGTGTCTCTCTTGCCGATTAACACAACCACAGGACCCTTATTTTCATTTGGCTTAAAGCTAATATTTTTCATATCAAATTTTTTTAATTCTAACGTCATTTTAATAAATCGATAAAATAAATATATTATGCTAAACGAATTTAACAGAAGGATAACTCTTCGCCAAATTATATACTAGAAGATATCAATACAATAACCAACCACAGAACAAAAGTGTTTAGGCCATACAATGAGTTAAAAACACATATAATTTATATATTAATTAGCTAAAGTATGTTGATTAATTATCAAAAACGAAAGAACCTTGAACTTTTTAATAGTTTAGCAAAACCCGAATCGCTATTTATCTCGGATATGCAAAATTTTATACCAATTTATACGCGATTTTTCTCATTAAATGATACGAATTATAACGGCATAAACTTGAACCATGAATGGTATCTTTCCGGAGCAAATAGGTTTGAAAATGACAACAATATATACAAGTGCAAAGTTAAGAACACAAATAATAATAAACAGAAGGAAGTTATGGGATTTTTTAAAATGGCCCCTTTATTAGATCCATATAAGTATTTGATAGGCAAATATAATGTCAATGATGAAAATTTGTTTGTATTACCTCAATTAACATCAAGTGATTCAGATTGTAACGCAAAATTTGTAGACCAAAATAATTCAGCATATGTCGACGGGTTTTTCACCTTCTTAACAAGCGGATTAAAGCAAAATCACAAATTTTCACACGGCATCGATTACTACGGTTCTTTTTTAGGAATCAAGAATGATTTCGTGTTTAATGTATATGACGATATTGATTATTTAAATAATTCCGAGTTATTTAATAAGAACAAAAATGTTTTATTTAAAATCGACGATTATGACCATTTGATTCAAAATGAAAATCCAGTTTTGAAACCGATTAAAATTCACACTACAAGCGCAATGTCGCAATTATCCGCAAAATCCTTCAACAATGAAATTTTTGACAACGTGTTTGAAGAAAATACAAACGGATTGGAAAATTTAACAGAAAATACTATTAATTTATCTGATCTGGCCGATTTAGTTGACCTCACTGATGCTGATATGCTTGACAACAAAAGTAACGACCGTGTCTCGTTAAAATCAAATTCAACTTGCTCGTCAAGGTCATCATATACAAACGATAGTAGTAACGATGGAGCTATTGAAGATCAAGATACAGAACACGATAACAATGCTAGCGAGAGCAGAGAGCATGAAGAAAATAATAGCGATGATATCGATGAATGGGAAGACGATGACGAAGACGACGAATTTGATGAAGAGGAGGAGAGAATAAACGCAACTATCCCCAAATTTCCCGTTCAGGTTATAAGCATGGAGTGTTGTGAAAATACATTCGACGATTTAATTCTAAAGAATACTGAACTAGGCAACGAAGAGTGGTTTTCTGCGCTTATGCAAATAATTATGATTCTAATTACGTATCAAAAGGCATTTAATCTAACACATAATGACCTACACACGAATAATGTTATGTACAATCATACCAACAAAAAATTCATTTATTACTGCTACAAAAAGAAGCACTACAAGGTGCCAACATTTGGTCGCTTATTTAAAATTATTGATTTTGGAAGAAGCATATATAAGTTCAACGGCAAATTGTTCTGCAGCGACAGTTTCCAGACTGGCGGTGATGCGGCAACTCAGTATAACACCGAACCCTATTTGAATGATAAGAAACCGAGATTGGAACCAAATTATAGTTTCGACTTATGTCGCTTAGCATGTTCTATCTTTGATTACGTGGTTGAGGATACCGAAGAAATTCACCAATTGTCCAAGTGCGCAGACCCAGTTAAGCGATTGATTGTCGAGTGGTGTTTAGACGATAAAGGTATAAATATGTTATATAAAAACAACGGTACTGACCGATACCCCGACTTTAAATTGTATAAAATGATTGCCAGATGTGTTCATAACCACACGCCTCAAGCTCAATTAGAAAGGCCCGAATTTAATGCTTTTTCCGATTTTAAGGGCGCGGTCCCCGACGATGTAATAGATATTGACAGTATTCCGTCATATGTATAAGAATTTAGCACTTTGTAAGTTTTATATTTCGTTTTAGTTCATAATACAATAATATCATTGTATATTATGAGCTCGTTTGGTTTTATCATAACAAGACACGTTAACTCTGAACAATCAAATAAATATTGGAATCGATGCGTCAAGTTATTGCGAACGTTTTATCCACACAAGCAAATTGTTATTATTGACGACAACAGCAATTATGCTTTTGTAAAACCCGAGGCAGATTATAGAAACCTAACTATTATACAATCTGAATTCCACGGTAGAGGAGAATTACTACCCTACTACTATTATATTAAAAACAAGTTTTTTGAAAATGCGGTAATTATGCACGACAGCCTTTTTTTTCATAAAAGGGTCCCATTTGAAGCGTTCAATGGTAGACCAGTTTTACCTTTATGGTTTTTTAACCCAGATAAAGAAGATATTCACAATTCTAATAGAATTACAGATGGTCTACGCAATGCGCAACCCGTCCAAGAGTCTCTTAAACTAACCGAGTTGACAATATTTGGTCTGAATCACAATAAATGGGCGGGGTGTTTTGGTTGCCAAGCATATATAAATCACGGTTTCTTGTTACAGATAGAAAACAAATACCGGATTACATCTATGATAAACACAGTTAAAATCCGAAGGGATAGATGCTGCTTAGAGAGAATATTGGGGTGTATATTTTCTAAAGAAAACCCTAGTCTGGCAAATAAAAAGGCAGTATTTGGAAATATAATGGACGTGTATAAGAGTTACGAATACACTTTTGATCATTATATGGCCGACTTAAAAAAAGGCACTCTACCAGCATATATTGTAAAAGTTTGGACTGGCAGGTAAATTATATTATACAATAATTCGTTATCGTATAATGTCGTATATTTAGAAAATTAGTATTTATGGATATAAACTGTCCATAACAGACCTTATGAGCGCTGGATCTGTAACATTTAACTTTAATAGGCGTGGTTCCATTGTTTCTTTTTCTGCTGCGACCTGTTTGCCTCTTTGCTTCTGTAACCCTTTGTTCAATGGTAAAATAGCACGTTTGAACTTTTCTAAAAATCTGTCGCAATCAATAATCGTCGTAGTTTTATACTCTGAATCGGTTATAGGTTTGTTTTGGGTCAGCAAATTTTTAAGTTCCATGTACTTGGCATAATAGTAAACCTTTTCGTCCAATAATGCGCCCAAATTAGGACATCTAAATAATACCTTTGTATGTAATTCCGAAATTACAAAAGTATAATCAGTTGCCGTATCAAAGTGCTTCATTACATCTTCAGGTACCTTTTTAAAATCAACGTCTGAGAACTGTCTAAAATCATCTATCATCATATTTTTTCTATGGTCGTATTTTTTGGCGTCCTTAACATAACTTAACTTGAAAATGAACGGATTTGCCCGCATATTCGCCGGATTTGGTGGAAGAACGGATATGTTGTACTTTGTTTCCGGAGATTGTAAAAACCATTTTATTAGATAAGATATGTGTCCTGCTAAATTCTTTACGTTATTCTCGTCGTATGGAATATCTGTGTTAGGCATGATTAAAACATCAATATCCTCGGTTTTATACTCACCCATTTCTGATATTCCTTTTAATACTAACTGAACCGCCTTCCCTCCTTTAAATAATAGTTTGTAGTCCTGTCCAATCATTTTATAAGACACAATTCCAAAAACAAGTAAAGAAGCGCACAGTAATATATTAAAATGAGAGAAATCAATGTCTTTATCAGACATGAGTGTTCCAAAAACATCGTATGGGTCGTTTTTAAGTTGAGTATAATAAGTTGGTATTATGGTTTTAATAATTTCACATACACTCCACATTTGTGACACTTCTCTCGTTTGTTTATCAATCATTATTTCATTATCCTTACTTAACATTTCGCGCAATGTTTGTCGCAGCGCAGTCATTTCATTCTCGTTAAAAATTGGTTTCCAAAACTCAGGTTCTATATCAGGAGCATATCCTGTTTCAGGTAGTTCAGTTGGGATTGTCAATTTTACAAGAGGAATTGACTGTTGGGGCGCGTGTAATTCTTCGATTTCTTTAATTGCTTCCTCTGTATCTGCCTTCTCTACAATGGGTTCCACTAATGGAGCAGGTACCGGAATAACAGAAGTAGGTTTCGAATCCGCCTCCCACTTCTTCTTAAGTTCGAGAGAAATAAGTGACCCCTTCTGTTCTGGGGTTAAGACTGATATATCCGCACCATTATCTAACAAAAAATCAACCAATTCTTTATCTTGTAGTTTAACAGCTGTTGATAATGCGGATATTTTATTTGCGTAATCAGTAAGATTTATATTCCCTTTTTTGTTTATAAAAAGATCTGTTAAACGCGTTTTTGTAAATGAATCGTCTATATTCTCAAAAATAACAACTAGTAACGGCGCAAACGCTATTATTTCAGGGGAATTAGGGCGTTTATAAACCGGAACCCCATTATGTGTGAGTGGGATTAATGTGTTTATGCCTTGATAATTCTCTCTGATTAATTTTTTTAACGCAATTACTCCTTTCGTTTGGTCTTTTTTAAGAATTTCAAACGCCTTCATAAACTCTGATCTAAACGCATTCTTAGAATTCATTTGCTCTTTTGTAAAAATCACACCTCCTATCATTTTTTGTTTCATTGATTGCGTTGCCTTTTTACTCCCGCGTCTTCTCGTAACACGCGCTTTTTTCCCGCGAGCATTGTCTTTTCTTGTATTTTTCCGCATATGTTTTCTTGTTTTTATTTTCATTATATAATAGTATAATAAAAATTCTTTTCATCTAAAAGCCAGGGTTGTCTGTAAAGATTGGCGTTACACTTGAGTCTCCATGCGTTGCTGGCTCAATTTGATTCAGTATAAAATATCCAGAAACAACGCTAAAATATACCACAAGAGCATCTCGAATTAATAGTTTGAGTGGTTTGCTCTCTCTTTCAATAAATCTCATTTCAATAAATTTCGCAATCAAAAATACTACCGATATGACTGCCGCAATAATAAATATATTACTCATTTAAATTACTAAAGCAGATTCTAAATTACGTTTTTACGCAATTATTCCAAAATTTCAATTTCATCAATCAACAAATCAGGCAACAAGTCAATCGAAGGTTCCTCGATATTATGAATATCTAAAGCATCTAGATTAAATGGTTGCGTAGAGATTTGTAGTTTGGGAGAATCATCGTCGTCTTCTTCATCATGTTTCCTTTGCTGTGATCTAAAGCTACTGATTTCTTCTAGTCGCGGAATATTTTTAGGCGCATTGACATTTGATACAGCTCCATCTTGATTTTGAACGTAATCGATATCATTAAAACTTAAACGACTCGAAGGTGCTGGTGGCTGTTCAACCATTGCCTCAACATTCGACTCAACAGCAGCAACTTTGCCAGCTACCACCGCCTCTCTTATAGGTTCGTCGATTATTTGTTCATTTACCTCCTCAATTACATCCTCTTCAACACTCTCATCCATATAAGCCTTCAAAATTGCTTCAACCGGGATACTCTCTCTTAATGTGTTTAATATACATTCTTGCACAATGATTTCTAGTTCTCTGTGATTTTTTTGAATCTGTAAAGGAGGCAAATTTACCTCGAATAAATAAACATTCTTGTAAACTTTTCTGGCCACATTAATATATGTTTTATGTATAAATTCGTCTAGTTTGGGAATATTAATATCAATCTTCTTCTGCTTTTGTCCAACCCGCATAGAAGTTAAAATTTTAAGTTGAATAATATGAACACACGTAATCAGCTCCTCTAAATAAGAGCATCCTGACTTTTCACAAATTCGTTTTCTCTCCGTCTCGATAATTTGTGCGTTCCATTTGGGTATTCTAGATATCAGGTTCTGAAAGGTCATTAAATACTTGTTGGTCTCTCCATTGTCTTTACACAACTTTAAAGATTCGTCTAAAATAGACTTATATCCATCAACGATCAAGGGCGTCAAAATTGTTACTAAACGAGACCCCCATTCGTTTTTCGATTCGTGAAGAGCGCTTCCATTGAAATCATCCATTTACATAAAACTTATATTTTCTAAAGCCAGATCTGAACTTAAAAAAATGAAATTTAATATAAACAACATTAATAGTTTTTCATTTCTAAATTCAGTTCTCACACGACTAAAGCAGACAAGATACTCATATCTTTTATCATCGCTCAGGACCCCTTCCATAAATTTCGGGTTTTCTACTAAATTTATAATGTCTAATCCGCTATACGCTTTTTCATATAATTTAACACATAACAATATCATATCTTCGGGCTGTGCTTTCTTGTTTACATACTTTAATAGCTCCTTTTCTAAAAAATCAATACGTCGCGACTTTAAAGGCTTCGATTTAAACAGCTCGTTAAGATTATACTGATATAAATTTATAGCCTTGCCATTTATGACTGGCGATGGAACATATATTTCACAAAATCTGGATAAAATCGGTTTCATCAAATTATATTTATCTTCGGCGACAATAAAGAACCGCGTATTGTGACTGAATAACTCGATACATCTACGCAGAGCCGATTGAGCGTCCATTGTTAGTTTATCGGCATTCAACAGAACTATACTTTTGAAAACATTTCCACCATTTGAATTTATGTGTGTTTTTGCGAAAAACTTCAACTCATCGCGAATAAATTTGATACCTTTTCCATGCGAACAATTTACATACATTACAAATGCCTTTATTTTATCCCTGTCGCCGCCATAAATTTTCGATATAAATTCATTAACAATTGTGCGTTTTCCACTACCAGTCGCGCCGTGAAAAAGTAAATTCGGGATTTTATGGCTTTCAAAAAAAAACCCCAATTTATCTTTTATATTTTGATGAATTTGTAAGGACATTCAGACTTATTATATTTTGCGAAGTGTTTTTATATTTTAATACAACGTAAATGATAAAATATAAAATTGTTATTTCGGGAGGTTAAACCGAGCTGGTTAATGAATGTGTGTATGGGTTATTTTTAAAAGCAGACAATATATCAGGTTGAATACGGTCACAACTTGCGCATTCGTTGTAGTATTGTGGTGCTCGAATTGCGCCATATGTATTTACAGACGGAGGCAGCCCAGATAATCTGGAAAACGCCGGATTGACTCTTCCATCTAAACGGTCAGTGTCGCTCTTAATTGTAGTCAAATGCATCTGCTGATTAAACACTTGTGTTCCACCTTGGTTTGGTCGATTACCAATCGTAGAAGACTTTATATCGTTATTGTGCTGTCTATAAGCGGCCTCATAATTCATATCACCATAACCAGTAGCAGCACCACCAGCCGCAGTATAATATTGACAACTAGTAGAATCTCTCTGCGTCGAGTCAGGAGCCGTGTAATTATTAACATACATGCTCTCCTTTTGATTATTAATGCGGAATGTAGGTGCGTAAAGAGTTGTTTCTTTGACGGTTGTGGCGGTTGCGTCTTGAGGATTATATACATACCCCTTCGGCACAGATGACGTTGCCTCGCCGTAAATGCGAACATTATTAATGGTTTCATCTTTACGGGTTGGTTTTAAAAAGTCCATTAAAGGCGCAATCACGGCCCCAATAGCTCCACTAAAACCGCTTCTCAATGTTTCGGGCTGTCTTACAGTGCTTCGGTTGTTTTCATAATTTGTATGGCTTCGCAAAAATACATCTTTATCTGTGTGGTTACCTTGTCCGGTAGCCCTTGAATGATTTACACCACATGACATAACCTCGTGGCGTTTTGACGGCTCAAAGTTCTCTGGCGCGGTTGCCGCCTTGATATCTGTCGCCCCAGCAGGACCCATATATTCAGTTTCAATATCATTGCGTCTAACCACTCCCATCTCTTGAATAGGTCTCAGTGTTTCTCCCTTTTCTGCGCCAGTAGTTGTCAACCAACGATCCTGCGTATTGATAAAAAATGTGTCTGGTCTCTGTTTTTCCACACGACCCAACAGTTGAGTTGTTGGTGTGTTTTTTATAAAAGAATTCGCAGGCCCCTCGTGATTAACAAGCTCATATTCCAGCTTAGGGTTGGTTTCAACTCTCAATTGATCGACCGTTTTTGGTAACCATTTATCACGAGCCTCCATACCAGAATTATATCCGTTACTACCATTTATTCCGTATCCTTGGTCTAGCCCAGGACCAACCGTAATGGAGTCAAATGGCTTCACATTATTATTTTTCATTGCCGGATTTACTCTTGACTGATAGAAATCGCTCTGGTTAGGCATACCGTAAGCCCATTGCATATTAGCTTCAGGCTTAAATAATGGTGCCTGTTCTATCTTCTTAATCACCTGAGACCCTGATCCGATCATGTTATCCAACACTGATTCTGAAATATTCATATCATATGTGCGACCCTTTACCTTGCCACCATTAAACGGAATCATATTGTTATGTTTAAACTGATCCGAATTTAAATAATTGCCAGTTAGTGAATACACTTCTTGAGGGTTTTGTCCTACTGGTTTGTGATTCCTTACCTGTTTCTCATATAAATTCTGATTGAAATATTTATCAGTCGCAACATTTGGATTAGGATATTCCTGAACGGTATCTACTAACTGATTTATATTTGACACTGGAAAATTTTGAGGAGGAATATTTGTATTTGGTAAATAATTGTCTGTCCTTACACCTAAATTGCTTCTTATTCCCATATTTGTAAATTTTTCCCTTCTGCTTTGTTTTATTTCATTTTTGCTACAATTTTCGTTTGATTGATTTGATACAACATACATACCGCCTAATGCTATTAAAGGGATCGCTATTTCCATATTTATATATATAGAGTATTATATTTTATTCATATAATAATCTAAATTACTTGGGCTGACTAGTCTTAATTACCTGGTTTGGCAAGAATTCGTTTGCTGGCACGTTGTAGGGCCGCCTACATAACCGCCTCTAATTAAACTGAAGCTTGAAGGTAGGTCGTTTTTTGTTTCGTCAATAACACAAACTCTCTTTGGAGTAAAATAATCTTTCTCTAAAATTCGTGTGCTTAAATTATTCTGAAACGGCAAACACGTATTCGCTTGAGGATTTAGGGGTGGATATTGCCAATCGACTTGTTCTAAATCACGATACCACCATGCGGGATTTGTTGCCCTCGACTGTTCTGTAAACAAATTGTTACATGTTGGATACTTAATGGGCTCATTTGGAACATTATACTGTGTATAATTGTCTTTTCCTAAACAATCACGCCCGATTTGTCTATTTACACCACGTAGATCACTTTCTAAATTTATGGTGTTTGTTCTTAAATTACCTCCCCATTTTTGTATAATGATTTGAGGATCCTCCATATAGCACGGATTCGCGCCGTTGCCGGGAACATTTAAAATCCATCGTCCGGGGTCTGTGGATTGCTGTAATGATTTTTTCGTTCTACAGTCGTCATATTTAAAGCGGGTGCTGGCCATTATTATATTTATAATATATATTTATTTATTTATTTACAATTTAAAAAATTCCTCAAATAATAAGTATGGAGCTTATTTTAAACAACACCAAAACACCGACATTATGTTTAAATATGATTGTAAAAAATGAAAGCAAAATTATTACAAGATTATTCGATTCAGTTCTCTCTATTATTGATTGTTATTGCATTTGCGATACCGGTTCCACCGATAATACAGTTAATTTAATCACAGAATATTTTCATAGTAAAAATATACCAGGTAAAGTGGTGACAGAGCCATTCAAAAATTTTTGCCATAACAGGAATTTTGCTCTACAATCGTGCTTAAAAATGTCCGATTTTGTATTATTACTTGACGCTGATATGGTGCTTGAAGTCAATAATTTTAATAAAAGCGTGCTCAACCGCGCGGATAGCTTTAATATTCTTCAAGGAGACGATTCGTTTTATTATCAAAATATGAGAATTATGAAAAACAATGGATTATACAAGTATGTTGGCGTGACACACGAATATATCGACACACCAAGTAACAACCGGGTTTTAGGGTTCGAGAAAAAGGACCTGTTTATTCGGGATTTTGGAGATGGCGGATCGAAGCACGATAAATTTGAACGAGATATACGGCTGCTACTAGACGGATTAAATGAAGAACCGAATAATGTTAGATATCATTTTTATTTAGCAAATAGTTACCATGACTCCGGAAAATTCGGCGAGGCGATCAATATATATAAAAAACGAATTCAGTTTGGAGGATGGCAAGAAGAGGTGTGGTACAGTTATTATAGAATTGGTCTATGCTTTAAAAAAATGGACAAAATAAACGACGCGATACAGTATTGGCTAGAAGGTTATGAATATTATCCAGAACGCCTCGAGGGACTATATGAAATCATTAATCATTACAGATTAAATTCCAAACATAAATTGGGTGATATGATTTATCAACTAGCTAGAAAAGTGTTAGATCGTAACAATAGAAGAGAGAATTATTTATTTTTACACGACGATGTCTATACGAGTAAAATTTATTACGAATATACGGTATTCGCTGCTTACACCGGAAATAAAAACATAAATTATGAGGTTATCCAAGTGTTAAATAATTCTAAGGAAGATAGTCTTATTAATAACATGCTCCAAAATATGAAATTCTACAAGGATATTTTAATTCAACAGTCTAAGATTATCGTTGATAATTCGGTTATTGCCCCGATTAATAATGAAGATGTCAAATTATACTCCTCTTCTAGTTGTCTTGTTGCTAACACGGACAATGCCGGTGGATATAAAATGAATATCCGATATGTGAATTATTATATCAATGAAGGTGGTGGCTATTTACATTGCGATAAACATATTATAACTGTTAATAAATGTATTGAATTAGACGCTCAGCTTAAAATAGTGTCTGAAAAGTGGTTTGGGTTGACGTTTGATAATAGAAGGTATATTGGTATTGAAGATGTAAGAATATTTTTTGATGTAGAAAGCAAGAAACCGATTTTTATCGGAACCGGTTATCACGCGAACAATCAGATCGGTATTGTAGTGGGAGATTATGATTATCAAGCCGGAATATTAAGTGGAATGGAAATTACTCCCACTTTTAACAAGGCGTCTTGCGAAAAAAATTGGGTCTATGTTGACTATAAGGAATCAACTCATGTTATATACGATTGGTCTCCCTTAAAAATCTGTAAAATTAATGACGCCGATAAGTCGCTAACTTTGGTCGAAACTAGAAAAATGCCGGGTATTTTCAGCCGGACACGTGGCTCTACTTGTGGGTTTAAGTATTCCAATCAACACGGAACTAATAATAATAATAATGGAAACATAGCTATTCAAATCGTGGAGGAGGAAATCTGGTTTGTTACACACATTGTGTCTTATGAACAACCGAGACACTATTATCACGTAATCGTCGTGTTCGACGGAGATATGAATTTGTTGCGTTATTCGGCTCCTTTTAAATTTGAAGGCGAACCAATTGAATATTGTTTGAGCATTGTTGTTGAAGATGAACAGGTTCTCATGAATTATAGCACGTGGGATCGAACTACGCGAATTGGAGTTTACGATAAAAAATATATAGATTCCATCGTAAAATATACCTAGTAATTTGTAATGATGCTGTTATCATGATTACAATAATAAACGTCAAAAATGTCTTGATTTTCAGTATAAATTAAATACCATATATTTACCTCCCACATTATGGTATTTTTGTTCGTCATAATATCAATACATTTGTCTTTCATTAACTCTGAAAATTTTACTAGAGAGTTTGCGTTCCCACCAAAAACTCCGCCAGCGAAATACCACGCAATATCCTTATAAATGTCAATATTAAACCTACTATTTACATTCCATATCGCGCCAATTCTAACACCGCTGTACATTTTAGAGTTTAAAGCGCTGATCTTTTCTATAAAGGCCTCATCTGTTCCGCTAAATACGTGCCGAATACCAAAGTCAACCCATATAAAATTTTCGGTTTTAAAATAATTTAATAAAATCGCCTCCTTAACCCATTCCGTCTTATTACAGATGGTAAACATAAATTCAACTGTATCTTTTGTATGATCAGTTGAGTTTACATTAAATCTAGTTAGATTATCTATATAATTGTATAAATAGACATCTTCCTTTTTTATTTTTATTATCAATGTATTTGCTTTGTCATATTCGTCGCCGATTAAATCATACATTGGCTCATCTAGAAAAATTATTTTGGGCGCGTTAGATTTCAATAATATTTTACCAAATTTATAGTACCGAGTTAATGAATCTATATATCTTTCATTGACATTGCTCACAAATGCTGATACAAGAGTACTCATTTTTAGTTAATTATATATTTATTTTTAATATATAATTTTATTTATAAGATTACTTTGACTTTTCAAATGTATAGATATGGGCCATCACCTTTGACATTTACTGCGTCCTTATCCGGCTCGACATTAATGTCGTGTCTGTTTCCATAAACCGTCCAATGAAATTTGGAGTTTTCGCCATACACCTTAAATGCGTTGTTCTCAATTTCACTAGAATTCAATGTTACTATCTTGGTGCCATAAATGGGTGTAATTTGGATGGTAAAATCGTGTGCGAGTTTTTCTACATAATGCGGTAATTTGATTTCTACCCATTCATTGTTTATAATTTCTCCCTTGCCTCTATAATAGACTCCTGACTCAGGGCCTTCAAGACACGCGTGTACTAAATACTTGTTATCGTTTGTGGGGTGCTCTATTACAAATGTTTTGGCGTTATCATTTGAACTAGTTGTGCTTCTATAAATAGTATTGCCAGAAGTTATATCGACCATTAATAAATATAACCCGGGTGGTCCTGTCGAAGCCTCAGCACCTGTAAAAACAGACACAGGCCCGGTAGGACCAGTAGGGCCAGTATTACCAGTAGGACCTCCAGAAGGACCAGTAGGACCCATGCATCCTCGTCCGGTAGGACCCGTTACACTGTTGCCGGCAGGACCGGTATTGCCGATTGGCCCTACAGCGCCAGGTCCGGTGGGGCCTTGAGGTCCAACAGGTCCAGGTCCTCTTGAATCACAACATCTTTGGGCTCCTAAATATTGACTGTAGTTCGCATAATTTCTTGACATCTATAATATATATATTTAATAATAAAATTTATATATTATTTTAAACTATTGTAATAGTTTTAATAATCGAGCCTTGTCTACATTATTGTAATCAAATAAATATTCATTGCACCATTCTGTATTTTCATTTGTTAGAGATACATATAATTTCTCCTTTTTACAATCCTTCCCTATATGACCATTTGCTAATAGCGCCTCTTCAGGAATTACATAAAATTTACCATTTTTACAATTTAACCAATATAAATCATTGTCACCCGCTTCATAACATTTATTTTTACATTTTCCATCTACTCTACAATCATATTTTGATAAACTAAACATATACGAATTATCGTTATTATGAATTATTGTGCCCACTTTTTCTTGAACCTTTTTAGAACCAATCATAAAATCATACACTAGTCCTTCCATATCATTATTCTTAAATTTTATAAAATTTATTTTAGTTTCTCTTATATTGCGATATTCTTGTTCTTGTTTTTGAGTTTTACTTGTTGGTGTATCCAATATTGTAAATTCAAACTTATTAATTAATTTGTAATAATTTGTTAGTTTTTCAATCAAGTTTTCTTTATTTACTTCGTATTTATTATATTTTGATTTTTTTGCGATTCCAATCGTTTTCAAACCTTTAACTTCTTCGTATGGAATTAGCCACATACTTTTATCTTCATCGCAAATGCATAATAATAAACAATTGTCATATTCTCCATTATTTAATCTAAAATAATATTGTTCTCTTTCTGTTTTTTTATTAGTAGTTTTTACTTGAATTCCTAACCATAAATCTTCAATTTCTTCGAATCTTTTAATAGCAATATCAGCCTTGCAACCATCAAATGACTTAATTGTCGTAAAATGGTCTCCTATTAACTCTTTAAAATAATTAATGCCATTTAATTCTTGTAATAAATTATTTTTATTTTCACCAGTTCTCAGTTCTTTTAATTTTACACCAGTATTTTTATTAACGCATTTTGGACAATTTATGCCCTGATTTAATGTAATAAAGTTTTTATAACTTACAACATTTTCGTGTCCACAAGAAGCATTATAAATTATTTTACAATTGTTATTCTTGTAATTTTGAATAAAATCTTCTTGCTTCATTGTTACCATACAATTTTTGTCAACAAATTTTTTAACAACATCTTCATATGTTGGTATTTCTAAAGCACAATTTCTACATTTTAATCCAACTCCATTTTTAAAATCTTTAAAGATTACACAATTAGCATGACCACAAGAAGCTACATAATCTAATTTGCTAAGTTGATTCCCGTAAATTTCGCTTGTTAAGATACATTTATTTTGTGTAAATGTATCCTGAACTTGTTTATACGTGTATTTGATAGGCATAACTTAAATACACCGAACTCTTTATATTAGTTTAATATAATAATATATTATCAAATCAAATTTATTTTATAATATTTATTACTGAAAAAATCGCTTCTTACCAACTATATTTATTGGTTTGTTACGATAACACATCATAAAATATTATAGAATTACGACGAGGGAAGCGGCGCGAGGCATAATTTTATCTCCCCAAGACTTGCAACATTATACTTCACAACCAACGGCAAGTCATTTTCCAAGTACACTTCGATTTGCTGGCACAAGTTCGTGCACTTAATAAAATACCCAAGGTTTTTGAGCGAAAACTCCCCCTGAATAATCTTCGACGAGTCCTGCTTCAAAATAAACCCCATACTTCCGTCTGATTCCGCACGATGAATTTCAGCAGAAGCAAATTGTCCAGAGCATTTAAAGATCAATTCGTTACCAACAGACTTGATTTCGAGCTTATCAGAAATACAAGACAAATCGCGAATAATTTTCTGGAAATCCGCCGAAGGAAGATTAATAATGGACGAGAATTTTACGTCAGGATACTGCAGCTCCTCTGGCTCGGGCTCAATCAATCTGAGTTTCTGGGTCTTACATTGCTTAATCTCGCCATTCTCAAATTTCAAGGCCAAATGAGAAACAATACCGTCGACATAGTCTGATTTCTCGATATAAATAGTCAATGTATCATCATTATCAATCGAATTAATCAACTTGAATAGATGAAACATATTTACACCAATAATAATTTTTTCCTTCTTACATTCATAGAACTCGAAATTTTGAGCCGCTAAATAAAGGTGAGCTAAAATGGTGTGTGACTTGTCCATATTAATAATACGAATGCCATCCGGCTCAAAAGAAATATTTGTTTCTAAAAGAATGTCCTTGAGGGCCGTCATCAAGGTTCTAAACGGCGCAATCTGGACAGTTTTAATAGTTAACACATTTCCATCTGTGGGGGTTGAGGCGTGATTTTTATTGGAAAATGTAGACATTATACAATTTCTAAAGCAGAATCTTTAAATACTTATGAATTTAAAATATTTAACGCACAAATATTTTAAATGGAGAATCTATTCGATCCATTTATAGGGCCCAAACCCACTTACATTAATTTCAGATTTTAATGGTTCAACATTTACTGAAGATCGCTTGCCAATGGCTATCCAGTTAAACCTTCCATTCTCTCCGTAAACAATAAATTTGCCATTTCTGTCAACATCTGAGGCCGCAAATGTTTTCACCTTTCCATCATAAATGGCGGTTACTAAAACGCTAATATCTGTTGCCCATCCAGGCACATAAGATGGTAATTCAATTGTTACGGACTGATTGTCTATTATTTCTGAAGTTCCGCGATAATATACCCCCACCTCTGGTCCTTCTAAACAAGCGTGAACTAAATATCTATCAGTGTCTTTTGGGTGGTCTATTATAAACATTTTATCTGTAGGACCGGTAGGACCTGTAGGACCGTTATATGCTACTTGCTGAACTGTAACGATAACTGATGGTATTGCAGGAATTGTATATGCTGGAGGTCCAACCAGATTTTGTGTTCCTTGAGCTACTAAGCTCATGGCTACGTCGGCCGATTGCCAATAAATTTGAACATACTCATTAGCATTTAATGATAACATATAATTCCATGCGGGAATAAAAGCATCATCAGTTCCAACGCTTCTTATTTGTGAATTTGAATCTGCTACAGCGGTTCCATTTTTAGAAAACCATATATTAATAAAGTCTGTTCCGGTATCTGTTTTTGCAACTTGAACAGAAAATTGAATATTGTAAACCCCAGCATTCGCAACTGTTATTTGTGAATTAGAAACTATAGATACGCCATTTGAACTAGGGTCAGTATTATTTAAAGTCATAATATTTGGCAATGTAGCACCACCTATATTATTTTGACTAGCATCAGACCAAAACGACCCCCAATATCCTAATGCGCCACCTGCACCTTGAAGACCAATAGGACCAGTAGGGCCTGTTGTACCGGTTGCTCCTGTAAAAGTCGCCGTGCCCGGGATTCCTTGAGGACCAGTAGGGCCAGTAAGCCCAGTAGGACCATAAACACCCGTAGGGCCACGTTCGCCTCTCTGTCCAACAGGCCCAGCCAGACAACAAACACCTTTATTTTTTAAATAAGTATTATAGCTAGTCATATATATTATATGTTTTAAAATAATTTGTGGGCATTAACCCGTATCGCGTGCCTTTGTTGCGTTTTTCTCATATATTATGCTAAAATACCACAATTCGTAACTTAATTATCGCTGTTTAAAAAAAATTGATTTGTTTTTATTAAGTCTGAATGTAAAATATAATACAAATTGCTACAATTATGAATAATCTTGTTGGTAAGGGCGTTAGTCGAAAGACTTCGTGGAATAGTGATATTGCGACTAGAGATCACGATTCATTAACCTTTCCTGATGGAGTATATACAGGATCGTGGAATATCAACCTTGAATTTACTGGGCACGGAAATTTTGCGCTTGATAATGGTACAATATATAATGGGATATGGAATCCAATAAATCAAATTGGAATAGGAACAATAACTTTTCCTGGTGAAATAATGGAGATGCCTGAAGACGGTCGTCGTGTAAAATTATATAATGGTTCTTGGAATAATAATTTTGAATTTATTGAAGGAAAACTTGAAATTATTGAAGGAACATGTACAAATAATATTAAAACTTATAATGGGGCGTGGAATCCCGATAAATCCGGAACAGGAACATTAACAGTAACATCAAAATTATCTCGCGGTGTATATACCGGATCGTGGGATACTAATCTTGACGCTACTGGCCAAGGCACTTTTGTACTTGATAATGGCACAATTTATGACGGTGAATGGATTCCAACAAATCTACTTGGAATAGGAACAATAACCTTTCTTGATGGAACAATATATACCGGGGCGTGGAATAATAATTTTGAATTTATTGGAGAAGGGGTTTGGAGCGAGTAAGCTGATGTGAATATAATATATATTATTTAAAAACTAATTTAAAAGCTTATTCGTAAGGAACATAGAATGACAGATAAAACTACAGAACAAGAATGTTCAGAAACTGTGAAATATTTATTAGAAAAATACAAAGACAATGAATATATGATACAAAGAATATATAATCATATTGTAACATATCTACCAAACACGCTCGAAAATGAACTGAAAAACCACGAGAAGCGTGTAAATCGTAATAATTACTTAACAAATGAACAACAGGTATTTATTCAAGTGTTTCTGAGCAAGAACAAATACTTTTACTTACATACAAACAATTTTTTTTATGAATATGATGGTAACAAATATTTAATCGTCAAAGAAGATGACGTTATCCATAAGCTTCTCTCTAGTATTTCAAAGGATCGCATTCTTTTACAATGGAAACACAAGACAAAGATGAATGTTATCCGCTTAATTAAAGAGCGTAGTTTATTTAGTTCCGTTCCTGAAACAGACACCATTCAAAATGTGCTAAATGTATTATATCCTACTATTTTTGATTCAAAAAATTCCGCCAAGTATTTCCTAACCATAATTGGTGATAATATTTTGAAAAAGAATACCAATTTGATTTATCTAGTCAGCGTCAAAATGAAACAATTATTGAATGAACTCGACAACGTGGCTCTGGTATCTATTGGCAATAATAATACAGCGAATAATTTTATGACCAAGTACCATGAAAACCACACATACGAAAATTGTAGATTAATCAAGATAAACGAGAGCTTCTCAAACGAGGCGTGGAGAGAAATGTTGAAGAAAATTGGACTTGATTTACTCTGCGTGGCAGCTCATTATTCATCACGCTACGAGAATTCAGATAAATTTATTGACAATAGATCCGACGAAGAATTAAAACTATATTCCTATTATCTTAAAAATACAAATCCAAATAACATTGTAGATGAATTTTGCTGTAAATACATTGTCGATGCTGCTTCAGAATGTAGAATGGAATGGAAGAGTCTTCATTTTGTTTGGAAGCAATTCTTGTCAAACTGTAATTTGCCGAATGTCATTTATTCAAATTCGTTAAAAACACGGTTTAAAGAAAAGTATTCATATGATAACGATTCTGATTCTTTTATTGGCATAACCAGCCGGTATTTACCAGTAGAAAGTGACTTTATTAAATTCTGGGAAAATACGATAACTACACATAACCTAGATTCTGAGCTTATTTTTGACAATGAATTAGAAGTAGATGAACTAAATTCACTCTTTAAGACCTGGTCAAAAGAAAATTCAGATAAATTAATGTCAAGCGGCAATATAACCGAAGAGAGCATGTTGAAAATCCTGAAGCACTTTTTCCCTGCCATCGAGATTGTAGAGGATAAATTTGTCTTGAGCGTCACGTGTTCCATGTGGAATAAAAGTAATGATATTAATGACTCGTTTGATTTTATAAAGGAACAAATCAAATTGGACCATAAATTGGCACTGATTTCGTTTGATGACGCCTATAATTTTTACAACAAATATGCATGCGCAAAGTCGTTAAAGTTTGTTGTCAGTAAAAGATTCTTTGAAAAATATTTGTATTACAAATTCGCAGACCATATTGTATATGATAAATTTATTGAGACTGACTGGTTTACTTCCTCTTAAAATTATATTGTAACTTAAAAAATACACTATAATTTATTTATTTATGCGGCATTACCGGCCACAAATTGCAAGTCAACACCAGATGTTCCAACACCCTCGCCGTTAGCATATGCCATCGGAGAGAGGGGACCGCCGTGCGCCATACCACCTCTCATTTTGCGGCTACCCTTACGACCCTTCTTCATTGACATTCCCTTCTTGACGAAACCAAAGTGACCCTTCTTGGTCAAAAAGCCGGCCTTTACAAGACGCTTCTGCTTCTTGGCCATGGTATGCATCTTTCTAGATACGATGCGTCCGTGCTTGTTCATCATAAGATGGGTCTTGGTAAGACCACCACTGGTCTTTTTTGCTGTTCCGTGCCAAACTTGAGCGCGAGATCCGATATTTTGTTCGTGTGTCATTATAAGATTAATTGAGAAAATAAATTTATT